GACATTAACCAAGCGCAATACGACAACGTGATGGATGGCCTCGACAAAGGGTTATCGAAATCGCAGGACAAGCTTGCGGAAACCAAGGACATCATGAGCGTGTTCGCCGACGAGGCCGCGCGCAACATGCAAGGCGCCTTTGCGGATTTCCTGTTTGACCCGTTCGCCGATGGTGTCGGCGGCATGGCCGCCAACTTCGGGAAGGTCATTCAACGAATGATCGCCGAGGCCGCCGCCGCTCAACTTATGGACTCTCTGTTTGGTGCGGTGAGCAAGGACACCGGGAGCCGTGGCGGTGGGCTGTTGGCGACCGGGCTTAGCGCGGTCGGGTCGTATTTCGGATTCGCTGGCGGCAAGGCGGTCGGTGGTCCGGTTGAGGCCGGCAAGTTGTACGAGGTCGGCGAGAACAACGCGCCCGAAATGTTCATGAGCAACGGCCGCCAATACATGATCCCTGGCAACAGTGGGAGCATTAAACCGCAAGGCATGAGCGGCGACCGTAGCACGCAAATTTTTAACATCAACACGCCCGACGCGAATTCCTTTCGCGCCTCTCAGCGGCAAATCGCCCGCCGCGCTAAACAACAATTGAGCCAATCATGAGCCGATTCCTCGACCTGTATCTAGATCGTTGTGTGCCCGGCTATCCGTGCATGAGTTCGCCGCGCTGGTCGACGTCGATCACCCATTCAGACTCAGGCGCCGAGCAAGCGAACCAGCGGTGGGAACATCCGCTACACCGCTACACGTTGCCCGAGGCTGTGCGCGATCACGACGTTTACGAGGCTGTGCGCGATCACTGGTTAATCATGCGCGGCCCGTTGCGGTCTTTCCCGTTTCGCGACCCGCTCGACTTCGCGTCGTGTCCGTTGGACCGGCCGAACGTTGTCCCGCCGATCACCTTTAACGATCAGGTGTTAGGCACGGGTGACGGAATCACCGTGTCGTTCCAGCTCGTGAAGAAATACACCAGGGGCGCGGAAAGCTACACGCGCACCATCGTTCACCCGGTCGTTTCGACGGTCGTCATTTCGATTGACCACACCGACCCGACGACCTGGGTTCTCCCGTTAACCCCGCTGACGTGGACGGTCGACCGCTCGACCGGCGTCGTTACGTTTAGCGCGCCGCCATCGCCGGGCATGGTCGTTCGCGCCGGGTATCTCTACGACGTCGAGGTTCGGTTCGAGTCCGACGAATCGTTCGATGGCCTTCTACATGACTTCGGTGCGTCGGGTTTTGCCGACTTGGTACTGATCGAAATTCGACCCTGTTAAGAGGTGACATATGGCTTTGCTTTGGTGTGATAGTTTCGACCATTACGGAACGCTGGCGAACATGCTTAATGGTGCATGGGCAGAACTTGCCTCGACGGGGGTGAGTTTAAATACAACAAGACCGCGAACCGGCTCGACTTGTTTGCGGATCACGCAAAACTCGCCAAGTTCTAATATTGCGCGCCGCGTCTTGGGCGGGGCGAAAACAACGGTCGGCCTCGGTATGGCGCTTTGGATTCCAAATTTGCCACCGGGCAACAATGAACAGCAAATCTTTCGCTGGTCTGACGCCACCAACGCCGTACAGCTCGTGCTGTTTCTACAATCGACCGGCGTGCTTGAGTTAAAGCGCGGCGGGACTGTCTCGCTTGGGTTGACCTCGACGCCGGTTATCGTCGCGAACGCTTATCAGCACGTCGAATGTATTGCATTTTTCAGTCAGACCGTTGGCACGTTTGAATGTCGCGTCAACGGCGTGACAGTGCTGTCGCTGTCGGGCATTGATACGTGCGCCACGGCATTGACCGAATGCAGTCAGGTGAACATTGCCGGGTCGTTTAGTGGCTCGGGGTTTAGTTCGACCGATTGTTACGTCGATGACTTGTTCTGTTACGACGACACCAGTTCTTACAACAACACGTTTATAGGCGACCGCCGCGTGTTGACCCTGTTCCCTGATGCCAATACGGCGACCGCCGACTGGACCGCCGTAGGTGCCGCGTCCGGGTATCTGTGCATCGACGAGGCGAGCCCCAACGACGATACGGATTACATCACCGCCGCCACGACCGGCCTCGTGTCTCAGTTCGGTTTGCAGGATTTGCCGGGCGGCATTTCGGTAGTCAATGCGGTAGTGATGGTTGAGCGTGCGCGCAAGACCGAGGCCGGCACGGCTAACACGAAAGTGTCGATTGTGTCCGGGGCGTCGAGCACGGCCGGCGCCGATAAACCACTGACTGAGGTTTACACCTACCGCCAGGACGTTTTTCAAACCGACCCGGCCAGCGCCGCACCGTTTACCGTGGCCAATGTAAACGCCCTACAATTCAAGGTTGAGCGCACTGCATGACCGTCTATGCGACTAGCTTTGGTTCCGACACCACCGGGGCGGCGCCGGCCAACTGGTCGCAGCGCTGGACGACAACGGGCTCGACGTGGCTAGTGCAAGCGAGCACGCCGACAACGCAAGGCAAGTACCTGCAACACACGCGCACGACCACGGCTTATCGGCTGTTGTCGTGGAACGATGTCGACGCGGACGCCAACCGGGATAACGGCGAAATCTTTGTGCGGTGGCGTACCAGTGCCTACACGTCGCCGTATCAGGTGTGGTTGATTCTGCGCGGCTCGGGTAGTGGCGGCTCTGAAACCGGGTATGTGTTTTACAACATTTCCGACACTCAGTTTCGCGTGTCGAGTCTGTCGGCCGGGACGCTGACCACCATCGCGACATTCAGTTTTACCTATGTCGGTAGTGTCTTTCTCGGCTTACGTTTTCGCGTCAACGGAACGACGATTAAGGCCAAGGTATGGAACAGCCAGATAGACCCCGAGCCGACCGCGTGGAACGTCGACACCACCAACGCCGCAATTGGTGGCGTCGGCTGGATCGGCGTCGGTAACTGGGCCACGACCGGGACACAAGACTTTGACGACGTAGCAGTCGGGACCAATGGCGACACGGCGGTGTTCCCAACTTCGGCCGCCGTCAACGAAACCCAAGACGTCGCGCTGGTCTTGGGCGCTGGCGACGGAATGCGCTCGACGCAATACGCCGCGCTTGTGATCGGTGGCGTTGCGCCGGACATTCGTGAAACGCAATTCGCCGCGCTAGTAATGGTTGCGCCAACCCCGCCCACGCGCGCTACTCAATTCGCCGCGCTCCCCCTGGTGGAATTTATCGCCGCTACCCCTATCACCCAAATGGCCGCGCTTGTCCTCGCCGACATGATCCCGTGTAACACGCAATGGGCGCAGACGTGGACGATTACCCGTGTCGACGGGACCGTCTTTGCGTTCACCTCGCTCGACCGTCCGCTGACATTCCGGGGCGTGGTTCATACCCCGTGTGCCAGCTTGAGCGCCACCGCGACCGAGCAGTCGACGACCATCGGCCAGAACGGGAACATGGAACTACTCGGGATCATTTCCGACGAGGGCATCAGCGAGCAGGAGTTGTACAACGGCCTGTTCGATTTCGCCCGCTTCGAAATCTGGATGGTCCCGTGGTTGAACCATGGCGGCGAGACACCGTTTCGTTTGATGGCCGGCACCACCGGCACCATGAGTCACGGTATCGATGGATTTAAATTTGAGGTGTTGACCGCTTCGGCCAACTTGCGCCAACGCGGGTTAATGGAAGTCTTCACGGCGTCGTGCCGCTACGGCTTCGGCTCGACGCTTGACGCGCGGTGTCCGGTCAACTTGGCGGCGATCACCGCCAGCGGGTCGGCGACCTCGACAGCGGTGCCGGCCGCCAGCAACTCGGCGACGCGGCGGATTCTGATCGACAGCACGCGCGCCGAACCCGACGGCTATTTTGACCTGGGCGTTCTGACCTTCACGGGTGGCGCCAACGCCGGGGCGTCGAGCGAAATCAAACGGTTTGAAGGCGGGGTGTTCGTGCTCTGGTCGCCGCTGTTATTCGAAATCGAAGTCGGCGACACCTACACCGCAACGCCAGGCTGCAACAAATCCCCCGAAGACCATCTGCGCTTTAACGCCGACATGATTGATTACGGCGGTTTCCCTGACGTACCGGGGAGCGATTCCATTAACCAATATCCAGACGCCAAGGGGTAAACATGCGCGAGCGAATTGTGAGCGAGGCGCGGCGCTGGCTCGGTACGCCCTACCACCATCAGGCCGCGTTGTGCGGTGTCGGTGTGGATTGTGTCGGGCTGATTCGGGGCGTCGGTCATACGACCGGCGCACTGCCCGAAGACGCCGAGGCGTGGGCGCGGTTCGGTGGTTATAGCCGGGTGCCCAACCCGCGTCGGATGGGTGAGGGAATGCGCCAGTTTCTGCGCCCCCTGGTCGGCGATCCACAAGAGGGCGACATCGCTTGGCTCGAATGGCGTACCGATCTGCCGATGCACCTCGCGATTCTGGCCAGTGACAAGCGGGGCGGCGCGACGTTGATTCATTCGTATAGCGAGGCGGGCGGTGTGGTTGAACACGGCCTAACGCCCGAGTGGTTGGCCCGTGTCAAAAGCTGGTGGTGTTATCCCAACGTTGAGGGCCAAGTATGAGCAGCGTCGGCCAAGTCGTTGGCGGGGTAGTCGGTGCCGTTATCGGCTTCTTTGTCGGCGGCGGTCCGGCCGGGGCGATCTACGGCGCACAAATCGGCATGACCGTCGGCGGGATTGTCGACCCACCGGACGGCCCGCAACTCGAAGGGCCGCGCCTGCAAGATAAACAAATCATCGTTTCGACTTACGGTAATGCCATCCCCCTAATTTACGGTGCTGAGAATCGGTGTAGCGGCAACGTGATTTGGTCGACCGGACTTCTTGAAACCTCAGAAGAGGAGGAGTCAGGCGGCGGCAAGGGCGGCGGCGGTGGGGCAACCACCACGACCTACAGCTACCGGGTGAGTTTCGCCCTGGCGATGGGTGCCGGGACGATGGTCGGCGTCAATCGGATTTGGGCAAACTCGAAACTGATCTATGACGCGACCGGGATTTCGGTTCCCGTCGTCGATCCGGTGAACGGGCAAATCGTTACTAAGGCGATGGGCACCCATTCGGTAATGGAGGAAATGCATTTCTGGCCGGGCTCGGCGGTGCAGGTTGCCGACCCATGGATTCAGGCCAGCAACCCGACCACGCCGGCCTATCGAAATATTGCTTACATCGTGTTCAAAGATTTGCAGCTCGCCGACTTCGGCAACCGCTTGCCAAACATCGAGGTCGAAATCGCCGGGAGCGCCGTCACCAACGTGGCGGCGGTGGTGCATGACATCGCCCGCCGTGTGGGTGTGCATGACATTTCGGTTATCGGGCTGACCGATGAACTGCGCGGTCTGGTCATTGCGCGGTCGGTACAGGCAAGCGGCGCACTGACACCGCTAGCGGTCGCGTTTAACTTCGACCTTGCCGAGCAGGCCGGGCAAGTGCGTTGCGTGAAACGTGGCGCGGGGATGAAGGGAGTGGTCCCGGTCGGTGACATGGGCGCGGTCGAAGGCGCGGACAACACGACCGAGCCGGCACGCTTCAAAGCGGTGACGGCGCTGGAGTTGCCGAAAGAGGTCGCGCTAACGCACCTCGACCCGGCGCTGGACTACCAAATCAACAGCCAACGTGCGTTCAAGGATTTAGGCAACGCCGAGAACATGATAAGCGTCGACCTGCCGTTGACCTTGGGTGTCGATCACGCGCGACGGATCGCCGACCGTACCTTGTGGGAGGCATGGACCGCGCGCCGTAGCGTCGAGTTTTCCTTAACTGACAAGTGGGTTCGCCGGTCTTCGGGTGATGTGCTTGGCGTGCTCGTCGACGGCCAAATCATCCCCTATAAAATCGTGCGGATTTCGCGCGGCGATAACGGGGTGTCGTCCTATGAGGCGCAACGTGACGACCCCGAGGTCTACACCTCAAACGCCTTCGGCACCGACGGCAACCTGCCGAGCAACGTCGTCAAGTTCCCTGGCGTTACCCGGCTGGTGCTTATCGATATGCCAATCGTGCGCGACGGTAACGACGACACCGGGTTTTATTGGGCCGTCACCGGGGCGTCGACTGGCTGGCGTGGGGCCGACGTTCGCCGCTCGATTGACGGCGGGGCGTCTTATAGCAGCATGAACAAGGTCGGTGTACGGACCGTCATTGGTGACGTAGCCGTCGCGCTGCCCACCGGGCCTACGGCTTTTTGGGATCGCGGCAATACGCTAACCGTGCAACTGGCCTATACCGGCTCGACGCTTGAGAGCATGAGCGAGGATTTAATCATAGCCGGCTATAACGCGGCGTGGCTCGGCCCGGCCAGCGGCCAGGGTGGCGAGGTGATCCAGTTCGCCACGGCGACCCTCGTCGGCCCTGGTCAATACACGTTGAGCAATCTGCTACGCGGTCGGCTCGGCACCGAGGCCAATACCACGCACGGCGCTAACGAGGTATTCGTCTTACTCAAATCGACGACGCTCGGGCGAACCGAGTTCGGCCCGGCTGATTGGTATTACTCGCGCCTTTACAAACCCGTCTCGCTGTTGACGAATGAGGTCGACACCACGGCGCAAGCCTTCACAAATAACGGTGTCGGGAAAATGCCGCGCTCCCCGGTACACGTTGCCGGGACACGGGACGGCTCGAACAATCTCGCGCTGTCGTGGGTGCGCCGCACCCGTCTGCAAGTGCCCGGTTTAGGTCTTGGCCCGGTGCCGTTGGGCGAGCTAACCGAGGCCTATTCGATCGACATCTACAGCGGCGCGACGGTCGTTCGCACGATCAGCGCGACCACGCCCGCCGCCACGTATTCCGCTGCCGAACAAACCGCCGACGGCCTGACCCCTGGCAACCCGGTAACGCTTCGCGTCTATCAACTAAGCGACGTTCGCGGCCGGGGCTTCCCCGCTATCGCGACCGTGTGAGGAACTTATGACCACATCCGCAGACCTCGGCATCGTCTACATTGCCGGCCAACAAGCACAGCCGGAAATCACCCACAACACCGCGCTTAATCAATTGCAGATTCTGCAAACGGGGGTGATTAGTGTTGCGCTGAATACGCCTCCCGGTTCCCCGGCGCAGGGTGACACCTACATTCTCGGCGCCAGTCCTACCGGGGCATGGGCGGGGCGGGCGAACTGCCTCGCCGGTTACTTCGGTACGGGGTGGGTTTTCGTGCCGGGCGCGGATTCCAGCGGAACACAAATTCCAATGGGCGTCCGGCATGAGGGCTTGAAGGTCTACAGCAAAGCCGACAACGCGCTGTACGTCTGGAGTGGTTCCGCTTGGGCGGCGTCTGGTGCTGGCATGACTAACCCCATGACCACCTCTCAAGACCTGATCGTCGGCGGTGCCAGCGGTACACCGACCCGACTCGCGTCCGGCACGAACGGCTATGTCCTGTCGATGGTCGCCGGGTCTGTCGCGTGGGCGGTGGCGACCGGCTTCGCCAATCCCATGACCACCTCGGGCGATATCATTTACGGCGGCGCCTCGGGCGTGGCGACCCGGCTGGCGGCCGGGACGAACGGGCATGTCCTGACGTTGACCGCTGGCGTGCCGACGTGGGCCGCTGCCGCTGCTGGAATGTCCAACCCCATGACCGCATCGGGCGACATTATCTATGGTGGTGCCTCGGGTGTGCCGACGCGCTTAGCGGCTGGCGCGAATACGCAAGTCCTGACGCTGGCCGGTGGGGTTCCGACTTGGGCGACCCCGACGTCGGGGGGCATGACAAACCCCATGACCGCCAGCGGCGATATCATTTTCGGTGGGGCTTCGGGTGCGCCGACCCGCTTAGCACCCGGCACGAATACCCACGTTCTGACGCTAGCGGCGGGGGTGCCAACGTGGGCGGCACCATCGGGCGGCGGGTCGATAACTGTTCAAGACGAGGGATCGAGCCTAACAACGGCGGTGACAAAATTTAACTTTGCTGGCGCAGGGGTGACTGTTACCGAACCGGTGACGGATGAAATGTTGGTCACCATTCCGGGGGGCTCGCCGTGGGTAGAGCTTGCATCGTGGACCTACAGCTCTGACGTGGCGAACGTGGATTTCACCGGGCTCGCGGGGTATTCCGAAATCATGGTTATTGGTAAAGGCATTACCTTATCGGTGGCTGGAGTCCGGGCTTTGCGGTTTAGCACTGACAACGGTTCGTCGTATTACTCGGGGAGTTCCGATTACTACACCTGTCAACTGACTGGAATATCCACGCAAGCTAGTTCATTGGTTGCTCATAACACGGCCAACTCGACCGCTAGAGACTTTACCGCAACCCTTCGACTTGCCAACTTAACAACGCCGAGAAAGGATGTCGTTTTGACCGCTGGGTTAACTGGTTATTTTGACGGCTCGTCGAGTCCAGTCAACGCGATTCGGGTTTTGAGTACCGTCGCCGGCAACCTGACCGGTGGCACGATTAAGGTTTTCGGCAAAGTGTAACGGGCTGATAATTCCGACGGATGGCCAGCGCGTCGAGGCGGATTTCGACGCGCTGCCGTGGGAGCGAGCAGTTAAACGGCCTCGGTATGAGTCAGCCAAGAGGCCACAACATCCTTTCCGTATTGAGCGACCCAACCCGTATAGGTGGCATTGGTCGCCATACGAATTTGAAGTTCCTCCCCGGTGTGCGGGTTCATGTAAGTGCGCAAAGGGTAGTGAGTCTTACGGGTGTAAGTGCGTTTGACTCTGTTTGGGTCGGCCTTGTCTGCTGACTTTGCAGCGGTCTTTGCGACTGCCTTCGAATCTGGCTCGACATCAAAGGCGAGTAATTCATAGAGGGCCGACTTTGACATCTTGTGTTTCGCGAGAAAAACATCTAGTGCGGCTTCAAACTCTAAAGCCTTTTTGAATTCCGGGTTTTGTTTCATTTCCTCGAATGCGCGGTATTGAATTGCTAACGCGCGCTCGGCGGCTTTGAACTCGGCTAATGCTGACATGCTTGCGGCTTCCCTGTTGTGTCTGACTTAGTTCGGTTGGGTAGTGACGTTTAGTTTTTCAGCTTCGGTCAACGCTGCATCAAGAGTCACCATGTATTCGGCGTGAACCACGATCAATGCAAGATGGGCGAGGCCTTTAAATTCCCCAGCTAAATCGCCGACCTGTCGATAACGCCTTGCGAAACTCTTAACGATGTCTTGGGCTTCCTCGGGTAGTAGCGCAATGTTCCTTCGGAAGTGTTCTAGCGCCTCTGTACTGTTCATCATTGCTTACCGTTCAACATAACCATCTGTTCGGCGCTAACCAGCGCCAGCGCGACAAAGACCAAATGCCGGCCGTGGCCTGCATCGTGGATCATCTTGCGGATTGACTCCGCGTGTCCCTCTACAAGTCCTCGATAGGGTTGTTCGAGTAATTCGATATCCCCAATCAAGCGTTGGAGCTTGTATTCATTCCGTGTCATACCTCCCCCCCGCTAGTAATAGCAATCAAGTTACGCGCACACACTAACGTCAGTGCCATAGAGGCGACGGCCTTATCGCCCGCCGCGTCGACCGTCGCTTGCAACTGATCGACCAGTCTCATGACTTTGATTCGCTCGTCTTCGGCCAGCAATTCGATATGCTGGCGGATGACATAGAGGTAAGCGTGGTCCCTGTTCATGCGCTCGCCGCCCCCACGGTACATTCGAATTCTTGAATGGCCGTGCTGATGGTCTTTAAGACCGTCAGGCCAAAGCTTCGGGCTTTCTTGGCGGCGTTGATTTCCGCCTCTAGGGAACTGGTGCAGGGATCGAGGTGATAGAACGGAATCTCGGAACCGTCGCGGCGGCGAACCTGTAGCAGCACTTCAAGGCGGCGTTTGATGCACGTCCGTGGCGCGGCCCGTTGACGTACAGGCTCGGCAAGATGCGCGGGGGTAGGAACGCCAAGGGTAGCGCGCAACTCTTTCTCTAACGCGGCGTGACGCTTGGCTGTCTCGCTGGCTTGTTCAATCCCTGGCGGCGCGGGAGTAGTCGACGGCGCGGGGTTGAATTCGAATGATGCGAGCAGGAGTTCGGGTTTAGCTGTGGGAGCGGGCTTGTCTATGCCGAGCGCTTCACGCATCTGTTCTTCAAGTGTCTTGAGGTCGTCGGCCTGTTGAGAGACTGAGGGTGTAGCGAATTCGATTTGCTCGGGGCTCAATGACTGCATGTCACGCAACAAGCGCTTAGCGGCCTTGCGCTGCCGTCGCAGTTCCATAAGGGTGGGCGGTGCGGGTGCGGGTTCAACTGTAGACAATTGATCGTGGATCAGATGTTCGCGGTGGGCGAATTGCGCAAAACCTATACCTGAATTCAACGGCATAACTTGCTCCTACGGTCCTTGTTTCCCTGAATCGCTCGGGGCGGTTAGCCCGTGCGACGTTTGTGGTTATGTGTAACGTCCGTGAGACAGTTTGTCAAACCGATTGTTATAAGCAGGGGGTGTGACTAGAGGATGTAGCGGGGTTGGGCCACTACTACGCGCCCCGAAGGTTGCCCAAATGTTGCCCAACTGAGGTCAAAAACGGCCCGAATCAGGACAATTATTGGGCAACCTCCTTTTGTAACCCCTTGATTTCATTGACTTATTTGGTGGAGCCGGGGGGATTTGAACCCCCGGCTAAAGGCTCTAGTCCGGGGCTTTGCGGGGTGATGTTGCCCAACTGTTGCCCAACCATTTCAACCCCCTCGATTCACGATCTTGACCGGTGAGTCAATCAAACTTGACCACTCAGTCAGAAAAACCATGTTGCCCAAATGTTGCCCAACTGAGGTTAAAAACCCCTCGTATGAGGTCAACAGGTGGGCAACGGGATTGCGTAAGGTATTGATTTATAACGATTGTTTGGTGGAGCCGGGGGGAATTGAACCCCCCGGCGAGGGCTCTATCTCAAGGGCTT